TGCTTTTACTTCTTCAGTTTTTGCTTGGGGGCTTGCATTTGCTATTGGATCTTTGGCGGATCTTGCGGCTTCTCTTGCTCGTTCTCTGGCCGCAGCGGAATCATCTAAACTAAGATCCAACATACTCTGAAGAACTTCAAGAGTCATTGTAGAGATCTTCATGTTTGATTTGTCTCTAGCTTCACTTGCAGTATTACCTGCTTTTATTTGTTCCGTTACTGAATCTAAAGTTGCGGCCATTTAATTCCTATCTATTATGCTTTGCGTTTTCTGCCTTCACTCTGTCATTCTCTTCTTTTACCCAATTCTGTAAAAGTATTATATATATTTGCCTTTCAAAAGGTATCATGTTTTCTATCTCTGTTAGACTCCAACCGTGATGCTGAATCATGGCGAAGTTTGTTTGATAGTGGTTCGCCAGGGAATCGTGACTCAGCCCTATCCGAAAAAAGAGTCAATCCCCGATAGAACTAGGGGTTTTGCTTTCTTACATACCGGACAAGCCCATTGTACTTCATGACTAATCTTTGGCATTGATTCGAAAAATTCTCTTATCTTTTGAAATTGACCAGAACTAAGAGACTCAATAAAATCATCTAGTTCTTTTTTACTAGAATCCTTACCTTTGAAAATATCATCACCATCCCAAATATAATCAATACATTCACCAATCAATTTAAAGATGTTTTCAGATTTTATGTTTTCCCCATCAGCTGCATATTTTTGTACTGTTTCAAGATTGGGAAATTTTAATTTTAATCCAATTTCATCCGTAATCTCTATTTCATTCGACATCATTCCAGATGTATCTAATTTTATATCGTCAATATTTATTTTGAGTTCAACGACATCGCCTGGAGTTGCATCCTTACAACATTCAAATCCTTCTGGTCTAGGAACGTTTATTTCTAATTCTTCCCCTACAGATCTTCCTCTAAGATTAAGGAAAAAATATTCAATATCGAATGGTGCTAAATCTTTAGTGTTTACTTCCCCTTCAGTACAAGAAACTATAATATCTTGCATTGCCTGAGACATTTCTTTTTCACCACCATTTTCCAAAGCTATCAACAGAGCCTTTTCTTCTTTTACAAGAAATGGTCTGTATTTAACTTTTTGTCCAGTCGAAGGTATTTTCAATTCATACGTAGGTGTCGCCACCTTTGGTAAAGCCATAATTTACTCCTATAATAATATCATTATGTTTCGTGTGTCCACCTGCTATACACAAGATCTACATCAAATTCTAAAGGATCACCTTGATCCCATCCTAATTCTATTGCCGATATTGTTTTCGGCCATGCATCATGTAATTTTATTTTATGTGTTTCGTTCATTCCCTCTTCTTCATCATAACTTGTAATTGTTACTGTTCCTTTAAACTGCTTATAATATTTCATATTATATCTACCCACACTTCCTGATGCGGTATCACCCGTTCTTTGAATAAACTCAAACCAGTCTAACCAAAACTTTCTTACAGTATAATCGTTTGTACCCATAAATGAAATACTAACAGGTTCGTATGTAGTCTCATAGGGAACTTCTAAACCAAACATTCCCGCAGATCGATAGGTAGTAGTACCAAATGTTCTTGCAGGAAATGATACTTTCTTGGCGAGAAAATCTATTGTAGCCGGATCAACAGATCCTTGACGCTTTGTTAATTCAGGTGGGATAATTTGTATGGTAAACTTATTTGCTTTCGCGTAACTTCCTAGACCATCTATTTTGGCCATGAAGTCTGATACCCCAAAATTTGTTGTTGCCATTAAAACATTCCTCCGCTATGAGCCCATACTTCTTTTTTACTTGCTTTTCTAAATCTTTCTACTGGTAGAAAAAGTGCTACTTCCCACTCATCGGCATTAACTAGAACAAACTTAGATTTAATCTTACTTGTCAAATATCGATGTACTGTGGGTTTTGCTCGTTTAATCTTTGTGAAACCTTTTAGCATATTATATGTCAATTTCAACTTAGTGGTTTCATCATATTTTTTATTATTCGCATACATCTTAAGTTGATCCATTAATATAGCTCTATCTTTTGGCGCAAGATAATGAAAGTTCAATCCAAGAAAACCATCGTTATATCTTTCAATAGGAAAAACCAAAGGGAACGTATCATACCAGGGAAGTTTATCTTTATGTTTAGGATCATAAGAATAAAAATACATTTTCCCTAATACACTCTTTGACTCTAATTGTTCAGAACGTGTAAGTATTTTCTGTGGTGTTTCACTAGAAAATGCTCCTTTTGTTCTATTAACAATTGAACGAAACCAATCACCCGCAGCCTTGGCCTTTGCGGTGACTTGGTTAGTCTTTATCGCGTCTTTTAATTTATCTAAATATGATTCTTCTACTGTAGCCATATTACTATTTAGTTACTAGAGTGTCCTCTGTTATTATTTGCCATTTCCACCCCTTGATCTCACAATATGATTCCGCGGCTTTCCATTTGGCCTCATTAATACCCCATGTTTTTACTTCTTTGAGATATCTTCTTTTGTGTTTAGGGTTGAGTTTAGGTGGCTGACATTGTTTCTTAGGTTTTATCTCTATTAAAGATTCTCCTTGAGTAGTTTTAACCCAAAAATCTGGAAAATATCTGTGTAATCTATTGTCAATGGGGGAACGATAGGGTATAATAACCTCTTCACTAGACCAACGCAAGACTTCAGGCTGTCTGTCTAGATATTTCATGAAGGTTAATTCCCATCCAGAACGATAAACTATATTTGTGTGGTCGCCCTTGTACTTTTTGTAGTTTTGTGGGCGAAACTTTCCTCTATATCTCATATAAATATATAGATAGTTTAATAAAACCAAACACAAAAGGATGTCTGTAATGAAAATTTACACAGAAGTAGTATACCATTGGGATGAGGGTAGAGGTGAATTAGTCAAAGAATCTGAAAAATCGTTTGATTACGAAGGCCCATTAACTCTGTGTGAGTTAGACGATTCTTTTGTTCCCCCTGATGACCCAGCAGCGAAGCCCGCTTTTATCTCTAAATATCCTCCCACACTTGGTAATAATGGAGATGGAGAATTTCAGAATTGGGTATTGTTTGAAAGTTTCGATTTTAAAAATCAAAGTCAACAAAATCTAGACATAGCAATGTATATCCCAGGCGATGCATTAACCACATCATATAAAGCAGAATATGAAAATGCACAATTAGGTGGATTGGGTGCAATGGGGGATAGGGCAATATCCGCAATGCAGAACCCTGTTGCCGGTGGAATTGATGCACTAAAGAGAAATATTGGAGCAACAACATCTGGAATGCAAAGTGAAGTAGGTACAGTATCTTTACTCAAAGGAGCTGAAAAGATAGAAGGAATGAAAACTTTGGTTGAGAGAAAACAAGGGGTTGTACTTAATCCATTTACTGTTGCTGCATTTAAAGGTCCTACCGATATGAGGCAGCACTCATATACTTTTAAGATGTTTCCTCAAGATGAAAGTGAATCCGCAGATTGTGTGGGAATTGTTAATGCATTTAAAGCGGCAATGTTACCATCTCATCAAGGGGGAGAAAACCAAACGGCTCCATCAATGTTGTTTGGATATCCTGATATATTTACGATTAGCTTTTTTATTGATGGAGAAGAATTACCAAAATCCGCAGCAAATCCTATGTTTAATGTAGGTAGATCTGTATTGACTGGTTGTGATTTAGATTTCACTACAGAAAGTGTTCCTCTATTTTTTGATGGTACACAATATCCAGTAAGTATAGAAATGAAGCTTTCATTTATGGAAATAGATATAATGTATAGAGAAAAAGTACAACAAGGTTTCTAAAGGGAGAAAATAAATTATGTCTGAATTTTTTCAACATTATCCACAAATTAGATATGATATTTCTGGGCTAAAACCACCGAAATATAAGACTGTGATTAATATCATGGCCAAAGCGAAAATAAAAACTATCCTTACAGGAGACATTGTTAATTATTTTCCTTATTCAATACCCGAATCAGAACGTCCAGATATAACAGCATACAAGGCTTATGGTGATGTAAAGTTTACATGGTTAATTTTTTTAATCAATGATATGACAGATCCTATTTTTGATTGGCCATTAAATTCAAGAGAATTTGGGGCTTATGTTAAAAGTAAATACGGAACTCTTCAAGAAGCAAAAAATGGTATACATCATTATGAAAAAATTGTTAGAAATAGAATAGAAGCAACAGGCGTATCAGAAGCAATTCCGGAAGCTACGATTGAGGTTGATGAAACAACTTATGATGACCTCGATGGGAATGATAGAAAGATTGTATATTGTTATGATTGGGAAGTAGATAGAAATGAAGCTAAACGAGATATCAAGTTGATTGATAGAAAGTATGTAACAGATATACTTTCTGAACACGCGGAGAAATTAGGATAATGCCAGAAGAAGCCTTTGGTAAAGTTCTTGATAGGAGAAGTGCTGGTGAGAGTGTTACTACAACCGCAACCGATCATGGAACTAAAACCGAATTTTTAAAAAATCCAGCACAAGGTAAACTACCCTCATTTCCTGGTGATTTTGAGCTTAGAAAGTTAGCGCTTAAATCTCCTCACAAGGATGAAGGAGAGGGTGAAGTAGATATAAGAGCGGCATGGTCAGACTTAAATATCTATGAGGATCTTTTTGGAAGTTATCTTACAGGAAATATACAGATAGTAGATGGTGTGGGATTACGAGAAAATCTTCCTATTATTGGAGAGGAGACTCTTCATCTTGAAGTAAAAACAAAAGGGATAGAAAGACAGAGGAATCAAAACTTAACTCCAGGTCCATTTGAAGGTAGTGGTAATGAAGGTATAATGAAGTTGAAGTTTAGAATAATCAAAATTTCTAACATCACTCAGATTCAAGATGGAATGCAATCTTATAAATTATCTTTTGTTTCTGAAGAGGCCATTATAAATTTAAAACAAAAGGTTAGAAAATCGGCTCTTGATCCAGTTGATCTTCAACCATCAACAATAGATAAGTTAGCAAAAAGAATCTATAAAGAGAGTTTTGAAACGAATAGAACAGGTATACCAAAAAAGATTTTTATTGAACCCACTAAAAACCCTACAGAACTAATTGTACCAAATCAATCACCATTTAGTGCTCTCAATTTCTTATGTACAAGAGCGGTATCACAGGGGCCTCACGCATCAGGATCTAGTTATGTTTTTTATGAAACCACAAGAGGATTTTTCTTTATCTCTATGGAAACTCTTATGACAGGTGGTGGAATGGGATATAGTTTTATTGATCCTGAAAGGCCAGAAGAAGGTGCAATGTGGACTACACCTACTGATCCTGTTAAAGAAACATACGTTGTTCAACCAAAGAGATTGGGTAATAAGTCTAATGACCTACAAAATGTTGCTATAGAAATGACAGCAGTTGATTCTTATTCATTTTCTTCTAATTTTGATGTTATTCAAAATCTTCAAAGGGGAATGTATTCAAATAGGTTACTTACACATGATCTAGTTAGAATGAAGTATGACACATTAGATTTCAATTTGCTACCACCGGCCACGACTCAAACATCTATAGATCCAACTACTGGTGCTACAGTAGATCAAGAATTTTTACAACAATCTGCAGAAGCTAAAAAATTTAGTGATGATTTTGCTCATTTAGGAAAAGGGAAATTGGCTACTGAAAAGCAAGACGCGTTAGGTTCTCCAGAATCGGCCATAACTTTTTATCCTTCAAATTTCGGACATGATGTTCGATTTGTCGAAGATCTAGGATCAAAAACGGTTCATGGAAAGACTAAGGGTAGATTAAACATTCAACCAAATAGAGTAGAACAATGGATGCAATCGCGGATGGTACAAATGCAACAAGCATCCAATATTAAGTTGAATATTAGGGCGCCAGGATTATCTACTAGATCCGTAGGAGATTTGATTGAATTTAAATTACCAACTCAATATATTGAAGATAGGGGTGGAGTTACACAAGCACAACATCATACTTATTTAAGTGGATATTATTTAATTACTAAATTGCGCCATCACTTTAATAAGGAAAAGTATTCGATAGAATTTGAAGCAATAAAAGATACATTAGCAAAATCAGTTGGTGGTAATAGACAACCGGCCGAAGGTAACTTACCAGCCGATAATGTTGTTAATGCTCCAGATACAAATGACTCAACGCAAGTAGGACCAAGTTAAGGAATAATTACTATGGCATATTTTATGGGAAAAGGGGGATTTGTATGGTGGCAAGGAGTTGTCGAAGACCGCCATGATCCTCTTTATCTTGGAAGATGTAGAGTTAGAGTTTTAGGTTGGCACTCAGAAGATAAGAGTGAACAACCAACAGATGGATTGCCGTGGGCATATCCTGTTGCTCCGATTACTTCTGCATCTCAGACAGGAGTGGGTACAACTCCATTAGGTCCAGTTGAGGGTACATGGGTTATTGGATTTTATCGCGATGGTGAGGATGGTCAAGAGCCAATGTTTTTTGGTACGATTGGTGGTATTCCTGAATTAGATGCAAAGGGTGTTAATAGTGAACGAGGTAGTTATGGTGGTCAAGGGTTTTTAGATCCTAGATTACCAGAAGGTGATATAGGCCATCCAAAATTTCCAGATGAAACAGGAACCAGACAATTAGCTTTTAAGGGTGGTGGAATTGGACAGCCTGTTCCTAGAGAACCGGCAAGTATTCTTCATGATTCTAATCCCGATCCTTCTGCACCACCTAAACAGGCAATCGTTAATGATCCAGGCGAGGGGGGAGTCCTTGTCGCAAATACTATTATTGACGGCCCCGTAGTAAGATCTGTAATTACTAAAACAGGACCGAATTCGCCTTATCCGCCATTCTCTGTTAAAGTTGTAGAACAAGGAATTAGATCAACATTTCCTGATACCGGTTCTGCAAACACTGCTACTACTACAACTAGAAATTTAAATTATTTAAAAGAACCAACTACTAATAGACTGGCTAGAGGAATTTATGGAAACTCAGATGAGAGCAATCCAGATGTAACTGGAATTGTATTTGAAAAGATACAGAATCGTAGAATCGGTCAAATGGATATTCCTACAGCAAGTGGATCAACTTGGGCTGAACCAAAGCCGCCGTGGAAAGCGATTTATCCATACAATCATGTTCATCAAACAGAGAGTGGACATATTATTGAAATGGATGATACACCAGAATGGGAAAGATTACATTGGTATCATCGTACTGGAACGTTTACAGAAATTCATCCCAATGGTATGAAGGTTGACAAAATTGTAAACAACTATTATGATATAATTTTGGGAGCAAGATATACACATATTGAAGCCGGTGATTATACTACTATTGATGGTACAAAAGAAAATAGAATTCTTGGTAGTAAGATAGAAAAGGTTGATGGTGATTATGCAGTTGAAGTAAAGGGTGGAAGGTTTGATATTAGAAATCCAAAAGGGGCTATCAACTTACAAGGTGCAAAAGTAATAATCAATGCATCAGAAAATTTAGTGATGACCGCGAATGAGGTGATCATTGAGAAAAAGTCTGCACGTGCTTCTGAATCGACAGTAGGTGATGAAAAAAAGAAAGTAGGTGGAAAATATAAAGTCAATGCAGGATCATATAGTTTAAATGCTCAAGGTTCTTTGGGTATGCAAACCGGTGGGGGAATGACACTCAATATTACTGATTCAATAAATGAATCTATATTTGGAGTGTTACCTTCCTTGTCTTTAGGTTATGCTAAACAAACTACCGCCACTTTAGGTAAGATTGGAATGGAGTGTACTGATAATTTGGTTTCAGGTGGAATCGAAATGAATTTAGGTCTTAAAGGATTGGGTGCATCTATAGGAATAAAACCTACCGGAAATATAGAATTTAATTCTAATTTAGGAACTTCAGGTATTAAAGGTACAGCACTATTAGGGCCAGTAAGTTTTGAGAGTGTGGCAAGTGATGTACAACTTGGTAGTTTATTATCGACTCTTTTTCTAGGTACTGCAGGTGATGTAGCTATGCAAGGATTGTTGGGTGAAGTATCGGTAAGTTCTTCAGGTAAAGTAAAAGTAGAGGGAGTAATAGCTTCCTTGAAAGAAATATTGGATGAATTAGTAGATATAATAACAGAACACACACATCCAACAGGGACGGGGCCTTCAGGGCCTCCAAGTCCTCCAGCTTCTGCTAAGTTATCTCTATTGAAAGACTTGAAAATTGGTGGGAGTTTCGAATAATGGCATTAGCAAAACCTGTATTGTTTAGTGAATTAATGGGTACATTTGGAAGTCACCAACCCGATCCAATGACGCCAGGAAAAAACATTGCAAAAGCATTTGCTAACTATTTAAAGATGGGGCAAAACGCAGGGGGATTTCCTACAACTAATGTAGTAGATGCCCCCACAGGAGTACAAATAGGACAGGTGTATGCACAACAATTACCAGCAGGAGCGTCAATAGGATCACAGATAGCATCGGCATTAACACAGATGGCAACAACATATATGTCTACACATCAAATTGGACCGCCCGTGGCGCCACCTTCTCATACATCGGCGTTGATACAATTATTTTCTTCTCCACAGGCATCGGGGGTGAATTTTTCTAAAGAGTTGGCGGGCATATTAGATGACTGGACAAAAACGTGGACAGTAAGTGGATTGATTCCAGGCTCTCCACCTATACCTTTTTCGGGACCTTTATCGTAGGATTACAATGGCAGGAGCAGTTGATAAAAAAATAGTTGAAATAAAAGAGGAATTGGTTGATAGTCCTACTACGCACTTATCTGCTCGGAAAGGGATTATTGATTCTGTTGCGTTAATAAGGGAATTTTCCGAAACTCATTTACAACCATTAACCCAAAAATTTACCTCTGGATCAGGAAGTTATACTCTAAGTGAAGTATGTGAAGCTCTTGCACAACAAAGAGCAATCTGTTATGGCGCAAGAACGATAAAAACAACCTTTAAGAAATTTGATTTACCGGCCTATGAAACAGTAAATGGTGCATTAGGACTTACTGAACCCAATACATCTTTTATGGGAATTAAGGCTACTGATATAAGTGAA